ATGGCAAACAAGACATTAGTACCATCAGCAAGAGAAGCAATGGATAAGTTCAAGATGGAAGCTGCAAGCGATGAGGATGTACCTTCTACATATTAAAATATAATACTCAACCGATTCATACAGGTTCGTTTAAAGCGGGTAGAAATTAGCTCTATCCGCTTTTTTATTTTGCGAATATAAAGTCTTATCTTGACCACAAAGTTCTGTCAGGCGTAGAAACACCCTGCAAATATATAGGGTTAGGCGTAAAAAAAAGGGTAGCCGTTAGGCTACCCTATAATTATTATTTTTTAGAATTCTGGGTCATTCATTCTTTCGTTATAAACATCGGTTATCTGTTTCATAGCTCTGTCTGTCTGACCGTTTTTCATACCATATTTACTGAGGAGTTTTTTATACTTTTCGTAATCCTCAAAAACATGGTCAAATGCTTCTCTGCGATATGTCTTTGTTTTTACTGAATACCCGAAATCAAGTATTGACCATCTCAGACGTCCTATCTTATCTTCGTCCTTGTCTTTTTCTTCACGAGCGAATCTTTCGTCTGCTTGTTTAAGATGTTCTTCAAGCTGATTTTGAGTTTCTTGTATCTTTTCATACAATTCGCCATTTACCTGTCTACCTATCCATTTCATTCCGGACAGTATACATTTGCCAACCCAAGACAATGGGTTTATCTTAATTGGGGTAATTTGTATAAAAATGCTTATCAGCATTACAACACCAACAACACCCCAACCGTTGCTCATTACTTCCTTGATTAAGTCTACCATGATGCCCTCCCCTCGCTATTACTTAAGTTCTGTGTAAGTCATAGCGTTTTCGCTGTCACTAAGACCGGCTCTTGTGGGGTCATTAGTTACACCAAGGAAAGACAGAACAACCGTTATGGTACTACCAAGTATGTATGGGTTGGTCACGATAGCAAGAAGCACATCAGCCACACTATTCCAAGTTGTCAAATCCTCAACAGTCATACCCTTTGCGGCAAGAACAGGTGAAAGAATAACACCAACAAGTCCCATCCAGAAAAGTGGGTTTTTAAATCTTAACTTCCAATTTACTGTCATTTGTGTTTCCTCCTTATTTTTTTGTATATCAAACTAATATTTTATCAACTTTAACTGCATAAATTTCTCTATCATTCAATTCTCTGTCATAATTATATCCTACAAATATACTTGCACTAGTATATCCAAGTTTAATTTCCCCTGTAGGTTCGCCGAAATCATCGAACACCTCTTCATCGTGTGTTTTCTCATGAAGAACATACCCGTCATCCGGAGTAACCCACCAACCAAGAAAACGACCTGTCTGACTATGATACTTTTCTACTAATGTTGTTTTCTCAAAATACATGTCAGGTATTCTATTTTCCATCATCTCACCACCTTTTATGCTACGTTCCAGCCTAATTCACCCACGTAATCTCGCCACAAGGTACCGTTTGGTGAAGTAGCTCCCTCAGCTTCAAGACTTGCCCATGCATTTGAGTGTAATGTGAGTGTGTATGTGAACTCTTTGTCTGTTCCTGCATAGTCTTTCAAATGAGTGATGATTGACTTTAGACTTTCAAGTGTCAACCTTGAACAACCAGAGAAACTTATACTTGCCCCTATCTCACCGTCTACTGTGATATTTTTGAGTGCATAGCATTGTGCAAAACAAGAACTACCTATTCCACAGTCAGCCTCAATTCTAAAAATTTCGATTGTTTCAAGTTTTTGACAGCCCCAAAATGTACGATAATAATAACCAGCTTGCATACCTATATCTTCGATTGTTACTAAATTACTGCAAAGTTCAAATGTGCTGTAATGTCCAGCGGTTTGGGTTGTATGAGAGCAACTGGCGTTGGTAAGGTCAAAATATTGTTTCTCTACAATTTTCAAATTTGAACAACTATAAAACATATGAGAAGTTCGCCCTGATGACGATGCGATAACCTTGTGAGGTGGTCTCAAATATTCATTATCCCACCCATAAAAAGCTCTGTCATAAATATGCCTTGTACCATTTGCAAGCACATTATTCCAAAAGTCAAGAGTGCTTTTGTCATACGCAACCTCGGCAACCTTGTTTACTTTATCGGGATATCGTGAATAACTATATATTCAGGCTTTTTACTTCGCTTTGTTATATTATAAGCAATCTGCTTAATATTCATTGCCCTCTCCTCCGATGTCTTCTGTTTCAGTGTATGTTTGAACTTCCCACACCTTAGTAATAACGTTGTTTTCAAGAACGTATTTACAAGTAATATACTCTGTTTCCTCATTGTATTCAGGAATTTCGTCTTCCACATACTCATAATAGCCATTCTTATTAGCAAGTGTAATATCATTTTCAAGTTTTACATAAAGATTAGATACGCCTGTTCTCCTTGTCGTAACATTACCTTGCTCGTCAATTTCCTCAATCGTGATAATGCCGTTACGTGGCACATCCTCAATTCTGTATTCGTCAATATACTTTTTCAGCATTAAATCACCCCTTTAATAATATTTAACCTGTAAGCCGCTTGGCGTTATGTCGGTTTCAACAGTGTACGTGCATTCACCCTTAAACTGCAGAACGGGCGGCAGCGCAATGGTTTCTTCTGTTGGTGTGGGAATTGCATAGCAAAGGTCGGATAAAATAGCCTTAAATTGATTCATTAAAAACTGCGTTGAATATATTCTCATTCTGCCACCTGACCTTTCGGTATTGCACCTGCATACCACACACCATCGTCATACTCAAAAATAAAATTATATTTACCAACATCTATATCTGGTACTGCATTGTTAAAATAATAAGTGGTGCCCCAATCTACAATTGCATCATCTCTTTGGACATTAGCTTGGATAAGAATTTGGTCGCCGTTTTCCGCTGTATCAGGCAAAACAAAATATACGCTTTGTGTTACAGTAGCGAGAGTATATATACAGTTCTTAATCAAGTGGATTTTAATCATTCTTGACGCCTCAATATCAAGTCTTTTAGGCTTAATATTTTTTATCTCTGCAACTACTGGCACGAGCAGTCCATCAGGAATATGTACGCATTCACCATAGGGCACAAACAGTTTGGGAACATCCACGCCATTCACAACCATAAAACAAGAACAATCTGTCTTCCTGTCAAAATAAAATTTTAGTGTGGTCGAAGAATTATTTATAGTATAAATTCCTTCAGATGTTTCACTATATTCTAAAACCCCCTCGTTAGTTCCGTCAGTAACTTTTGTAGGTTCAAAATTGAATGAGTATGAATCTCCAGGTAGCAATCCACTGATTACTATATAACTCTCTACATCATTATCGTTGCTTGGAGGCACAACATCATTAGGGTTGAACAAATTCACTGTTTTTTCTGTGATGTCGTCATAAAAAGCATCAAAATAATGCTTTATAAGTGATTCGTTTATAACGATTTCCTCGCCATAAGGAATATATGTATCAGGAACTGTTGAACCTTCCACGACCATAAGCTCGGATGTATCCATTGAACTATAGAATAAAATATAAAATTCACTAGTGTCCTCTGGCAAGATAAAAGTGATTCCATTGTTGGTTGCGGTATATTCTATACTGACTGATTCTTCATTAACACTAGAAATGATAAACAGCAACCTTAACGGAAGAGACATGTTGTCAAAGATGTTGTCACAGTATTAATTCATCAAGGAGGCGATGTAGATGATTTATTTAGATAATGCTGCAACTACCCAAATAGCCCCAGAAGTATTAGAGGCTATGTTGCCATATTTAAAAGAGGAGTACGGTAACGCGGGTAGTGTTCACGGTATGGGCAGACAAGCTGCTGATGCGGTGATGAAGGCTAGAAAACGGGTGGCAGATTTTATTGGTGCTAAACCCGAACAAATCATATTTACTTCTGGAGGCACAGAGGCTAACAATCTTGCGATACTTGGGTGTAGAACGTATCTAGAACATATTAACAAGAAGCATATCATCACATCTCCCACCGAACACGACTCTGTTCTTAAATCTATTGAATCCCTATGTTGTAATCGGTTGTCCTGCAATGATGAAATGTGTATAAAACAGGATTTCTATACATCTTTTTTACCAGTAGATTCTTGCGGATTTATTTCACCTAAAGCGTTAGATAAAAAACTTAAAAAACACAACGACGTTGGTCTGGTTTCTATAATGTGCATCAACAACGAAATCGGAACAATAAACGACATTATAACCATAGGTAATATATGTAAAGAACACGGAGTACTTTTTCATACTGATTGTGTTCAGACCGCTGGTGTTATTAAACTCGATGTTAATGATATAAATTGTGACTTTATGTCAATATCCTCTCATAAAATACACGGACCGAAGGGTGTTGGAGCATTATACATTCGTGACAAAAAATATTTATCCGCCATTATTAATGGAGGAGGAGCCCAGGAATGCGGATGTCGTGGGGGTACTGAGAATGTAGCGGGTATAGTGGGGTTTGGTGCTGCATGCGAAAGAGCATCTAATAATATTGCAGATAGCCAACATAAAACCGTAGATTTTAAGAAGAGGTTTTACAACTTATTAAAAAGAAACCTGTGTGAGTATGGTCTTGACAATATTATAACTGTTAACGGGCTAGAGCCGCCATACACTGGTAAGACTCTTAGCCTTACTTTTAAAGGTATAGACTCAGAAACATTGGTTCTAATGATGGACTCTAAAGATGTATGTATTTCTGCGGGTTCAGCATGCCGAAATCATGAATCAAATCCAAGTCATGTTTTAACCGCGATAGGACTAGACGAAGATGACGCACGAAGCACTATTCGTGTCTCTTTTTCTGATTTTAACGAAAAATATGAGGTCGAACAATCAGCTCAAATACTCGCTGACTGTGTAAAACTACTAAAATCTGGAGGATTAAATGAGTTTTAAGTACCCCAAAGGAGAGGTTGTATGGGTTTCTTATTTTAATAATAATCATGAGCTGATGTATATCATAACCAGTAAGCAACCTGTAGATTATTATTATTTATATGAGGTTGTCGATGATAGCTTAAAGAAACTAGGCAAAGGTAAATCACCTTTAATGCTTGAAGACAAATTTAAAATCTGTGTCAATCTAAAAAAATAAATGATATTACTTCTTGAAAAAACATATAACAAATGATACAATAAATTATAAGGAGATGAGTCAATGGACGCAAAAAAACTGAATTTAGAAAACGAAGCTGATTTAACACCTGAAGAAATGCTTCTTGATGAAATTATAAAAACAGTTGCTGACGCAGTTGATGCAGAGGATAACAGAGCATCAATAGTAAATCACGATAAAGTTAAACTGGTTTTACGTATCTATCATTTATTGAAACGTCTTTCGGGCGTTAAGGTTACATATAAATTAAACGAACCATTCAAAAGCATGGGTAGTGTGAGTGTTGTTGGTAAAAATATCATATTTAATAATCCTGAAATATTTACCGCGGCCTCTAGACTTGCGTCTAATGTTGATATTTTCCCAAAAACAGATGGTAATATCCAGGTGGATTTCACATTCCACGGTTTAATCCAATTAACCAAAGAGTAATAGGAGGTTGTGTAATGAGCTTTGTAAAATGTTTTGATGTAGTTTCTATGGTGACTGATGAGGCCGTTAAAAGATTCAGCCCTATTTGGAAAGAAGACGAGGAAAAGAAGGTCATACTCAGACAGTATTGCGACGCTATCGACTCAATTACAAAAGAGTTTAACATGGAGTCAATTGAGGTCGAGGTTGATGAAATCACAATGAACATTAGTATTGATTTAGGGTGCGATGAACTTACTATAGAAAACAACAACCACGTTTTCTATAGTCTTGCTCGTCGTGCAATAAGATTTGAGTTATTAGCTCATGACGATAAGTTGGTAGTAAGATTTGTATTCCCAAGTATTTGGTGTAGAGCATAATAATAACCAGCATTATTATAGGGGGTATATTATGAATAATAAAAAAAGAGCACTGTTGCAACAGGCTCTTGAGTTAAGAGATAAAATGTGTGATATTATTTCAGGCGTTCTTGATGAAGAGCAAGAATGTCTTAATAATATGCCTGAAAATCTTCAGATAAGCGAAAAATACGAAAGGATGGAAGCCGTAATCGAATTGCTTGAAGAATCGCTTGAGCAACTAGACAATGCCGAAGAAACAATTGTTGCGGCTATGGAATAAGATATGTTAGAGTTTTTTATTGCACTATTTGGCAGCCTCTATTATGGTGGCAGGTACGTCGGAGAGAAAGCTTCTTCGAAACCAATATCACACAGCACAGACCTGTTGATAATGGAAATGCGAAGCGACGAGATGAAATGGGAATCCGAAGTAATAGATAACGAATTCGAGTACAATGTCCGAAGTAAAGTTACCAATTGGGACGAAGATGCGGACGAAATGTATTTAAAAATTGAAGCCGAGTGTCCAGGCGTTCCCGTGTCCACCGATATGGTTATAATGGGGCTTATGGCACAAAGAGGTAAAATTCCTCGCGAAATAGCCCGACGCGGTATCAAAGCAAGAGGACTTTGGAATCACGAAGAAACTTTGGCTTGGCATACACAGAGAAAATTTTTACAATGGTATGACAACGAGCTTCGCAAAAACGGTTTGCAAGAGAAAATGCTTTTTGTTAAAGGTGGAGAAAACAAAGAAGTATACCGTCGTCCTGAATTAGGCATTCCTTTACAGCAATGCACATCTGTCATAGGAGGGATTTATTTTTGGTACCCAATCAGGGGTGAGGCGTCTAGGTATTACTAACAAAGTATTCAGGAAGATTAATATTTCCGTTTATTATCACTTTACCGTAACACCTTACTTCTGATGTACTGTCGGAGGTTATAAAAATATTGGTATGTTTTAAGTCAGGGTTTGAAGATAATAATAGTAGATTCCTATTGTTGTCAATATAGTATTGTTTGCAATACATCGCGCCTTCAACACAGAATAACCCGATATCTCCAATACTTATCTCGTTACACCTTTTTACATAAACTGTATCACCATCATATATGTATGGGTTCATGCTGTTGCCCTGAATTTTTACAGCAAAATCTGCATCCTGAGGTACCGAGCTGTCTACTGGAATCATCTCAAAGTCTTCACCATCAATCGGCATAGACACCCCAGCCGCGGATGGAGTTATATATCTTGGTATACACTTACCTTGCATTATGGTATGGAATTTTACTTCTCGAACAGAGTCTAATCTATCCTTTTCTATAGAACATATAATAGACACAGCTCTTTTCCCGTAATCATCTAAACATCTGTACTCAGAAATCAACTTCTTTTCGTTGGGAAATAATACTAGTGTTTCGTTTTTAATAGTCTTGACATTAAGTAGGTAATCGGTAGTAACGTTAAACACTTCTGCTAAAGCTACTATTGCCTCAACTGACGGCTTTTTAGTTCCGTTTTCCCAACATCCTATGCTAACACTGGACACATTAATTGCATTGCCAAGCTCCTTTTGTGTCATAGATAGCCCTGTTCTTAGGGTTTTAATTTTTTTGCTTAGGTTCATATAATAACCTCCAATAAATATTTTAAAATGATAGTTGACATTTGAGAGAGTATATGGTATTATAATACAAACAAATGTTTGCTTATGACATAATAACACAAATTGGAGTTATTGTCAATACTATGTAAAAAGAAAAGCAGCCCACTATAAGCAGGCTGCAAAAGTATGTATTATGAGTCAAACAAACAACAACAATAAAAAAACTCATAATAACATTATCAGAGTTGTATGACTACAACCCCTCGGTAGTAGTATACCACTCTGTTGATAAAAAGTCAATGGGAGGAGACTACAAAATGAAAAAAATATCCTTGTTAGACTTTCGGGAACTCTGCGAAAGTCGTTCTTTTGATACCTTTATATTTTACACAGACAACCAACCATGGGGTAGCGTAGACGATACGATTTGCCTTGAAGTGATATTTGAGAGCATAATAATTGGTTTCAATCCTAATATTATTTATTTGACTGGTAAGGGTGGTTCTGTAAAATTTAATAAGGTTAGAACTATCAGAATTCATGAGTGTGGATGTTTGTTGGGTGAGGTTTTTACTGTGGTTTGTGACGGTTGTAAAGATAATAATAACATAATAAAAGAGTATACTTTAATAGCAAGATAAAAAATTTTTTAAACAAATTTTATAATTAGCTTGACAAGAGGAAAATTATGTGTTATACTTTCGTTGTAAAATAAATTTACGACGAAAGGACGTGGGTTAATGAACCTATATCATAGCAGCAACAGACAGCCACAAATAGGTGATGTTTACCTAATGAACTTCGGCGGTTCTGGAAATGAACAAAAAGGGTGGAGACCGGGATTGGTTTTTCAAAACAACCTGGGGAATCTACACAGCCCCAACATTATAGCACTACCTCTTACAAGTTCTCTTAAGAAGTCTAATCAACCCACCCACGTGGTTATCCCATCAGACGGAACTGGGCTTGCTCGCGACAGTATGGTTTTATGCGAAAACCCTGAGAGAATGTCTAAGGAGAGACTTGGTGCTTATCTTACAACAATACCTGATGAATATATGAGCCAAGTTGCAATCGCAAACCTTCTTGCTACTTCAGCCATATCTTTTATTGACCCTGGTCTATTAACATCTATATGGGAAAAGGCTACTGCTTTAAATACAGTTGCATAATACATATTTAAAGGAGGTAAAGCTATGTATAATGAAAAATTAAAAGTAGATTTTGTCAGGTCTTACACTAACAGTGTACATACTGAGAGTGCTTGCCGTATACTGTTCGATGCTGTTGAGAAATATGAAAACAAATGGAATGCGGATATATGCACAAAAAAAGAGGAAGAGTTACTACCTGTTATAGAAGAACTGGTTGGTCTTAGAGCAAAGAGCAAACATCTTAGGTTACTAATATTAAAAGAGTATGTAAAATGGTGTATTTCTAATGATGTACCAGGAGCTTGTGATGATATTCTCAACATCAATGATGTTGGTGTCGGGAAAATAAGACAACAAACCGTCTCTAGTCCGTTACATTTGCAAAAGTATCTCAACGAAATTTGTGAGCCCGAAGACGAGCAAACGGTGGATAACATATATAGATGTTATTACTGGCTTGCATATGCTGGGATATATGAGGATGATATATTAAACATCCGTTGCGATGACGTAGACTTCTCTAGAATGGTAATTAAATACAATGGAATAGAAGTACCAATTTATAGAGAAGCAGTGTTGTCTATAAAGAATTGCATTGAGTTAACGCAGTTTGTGTATAAACATCCTAACTACTCGGCAAATGTCTACAAAGACCGTGTTCCAGGAGATACATTAATTCGTGGTATTCGCTCACAACTTTCTATTAAATCTATGAGGGTTGAACTATCGCGACGCTCCAAGAGAATGCGAGATAGCGGGGCAACTGAGCTAAAGCTTAGTCATTTTAGAGTGTGGATTTCTGGATTATTCTATCGAACCTACGAATTAGAATTGATGGGAGTTAAGCCAGATTTTAAAGCAATAGTATCTCAACAGAAAGATGGAAAGGTGTATAAGCTAGGGAGTAGGAATACACAGGAATACAAGAAGAAGCAACTAGCGCATGATTTTTTAAACGATTATCAACGATGGAAGCTCGCATTTAAAATATAATTTTAAGAAAGGCCTGTTAATGACAGGCGTTTCTATACATATATCAAGCTAATTATATAATATGAGATGATGTGGTGTAATGTAGCATTGAGTAATACTCGGAACTGGGTCGTAACCAGTCGTCATCACCACGGCAATATGCCGTTATATAGATATTATCTAATAAGGAGGTGAAACCAATGGATAGCAAAACTCGATTTATTTCTTTATGCGAGGGCATATCAAGACCAGGTATAGAGAATCTGATGGAATGGCTTGAGTCTACCGATTTTTATACTGCACCGGCTAGCACGAGATATCACGGTTCATATAAAGGCGGTCTTGTTGATCATTCATTAAATGTGTATGATGAACTAAAAAGGCTATTAGACGTATACCCACATATCAATGTGTCAGACGAAAGCATATTAATATGTGCGCTATTTCACGATATTTGCAAGGCGAATTTTTACGCAATAGAAAAGAAAAATAGAAAGAACGATGCGGGAATGTGGGAAAAGTACGATGCTTACGTGATTAAAGAAAAGTTCTGTTACGGAGGTCACGGTAGTAAATCTGTATTCCTTGTACAACACTTTATGGAGTTAAACCCCGAAGAGGCTGTAGCTATCCAGTGTCATATGTCAAGCTGGGAAGACGGCTCTGGCTCTGCTGTTAGCAAAGCATTTGAACAATTCCCATTTGCTTGGTTGGTTCACGTAGCAGACGAGTCTGCAACATTTATTTTAGAAACGGAGGAGTAAAATGTTATTTACAAAACACACAAACTATATGACAGCACAAAAGAAGAAACTAAATACATACACACAGAGATTTAACAAGGCTGTTGAATCTGTAACAACGACAATTGAGAAACTTACTCAGGCAAGCAGCGATATTGAAAACACAATCGCAGAAATCAGAGAGTATCAAAAAGAGCTCGATTCAACAGCAGCAAACCTAAATATCGTTAAAGACAAAAACGATAAAGTGGTTAAGAATTTCCGCGCACTGCTCGGTGACAATTAAAATAGGAGGGTAATAGATTGGCAGATACACTAAACATATATCAAAAGCTTGCTAAAATCAGAACCCATGTAGAAGTTATGAAAAGAGACACCAAGGCTTATGGATATAGCTATGTTAAAGAGGAAGATATTTTAGCTAAAATCACGGCTTTTATGAAAAAGTACGAACTGTCCTTGGTTCCGGGAATTGTTCCGGGCACAACAAAGGTAGAGCCTTACAACTATAAAAAGACTAAGGTAACCTCTAAAGGTGAGATATACGAAGAAAACGTAAATGAAGTACTGGTGTCAGCAGACACAACCTGGAGTTGGATTAACAACAACAATCCTGAAGAAAGAGTGGTTGTACCATGGAGTATGGTTGGCCAGCAATCAGACGCGTCACAAAGTTTTGGCTCTGGTCTTACTTATTCATCAAGATACTTCTTGTTAAAGTATTTTAATGTTTCAACTTCTAACGACGACCCTGATAACTGGAGAAGTAAACAGAGAGAAGCTGAAGTCGCAGAAGATAAGGCTATTGCTGAGCAGATTATAATACAATTAGACACAGCTATTAAAGACTTTTTGGCACTTAACCCCGCAGAATCAGATAAAGTTAAAGACTTAGTTAGTAAGTATGTAAAGAATGGTAATTATTTTGCTATCGAAGATTCCATTCTTGCAACAAAGCTTTTAACAGATTTCAAAAATTTCGTGAATAAGGAGGGAAAGTAAATGGGTTTTAGAAAAGACGCATGGGCGACCTGTTGGAGCGTTGAGCCCAAATCGGATACCCTAACTGTAGTTAGAATATCTATAAGTCGTAAGAATAAACAGAGCGACGACTACATACAGGATTTTTCTGGATTTGTTTCATTTGTAGGAACTGCTTCAGCAAAAAAGGCAGCTAACCTTAAAGAAAAAGACAGGATTAAACTAGGCGATGTAGAGGTAACTACTAAATATAACGAAGAAAATGGTGTAACTTACACCAACTTCAAGTGTTACAATTTCGAGGTGCCCGAAAACACTTCTCAGCAAAACGAACATGATAACGGAGAGCCGTTACCAGGAGTAGATGAGGGTATAAACGAAGATAAGAGACTTCCGTTTTAGCACAGGTAGTCTATGGGTAATATAAGTTATAAACCAATCATAGATGATATGATATGGAGTTATTCCAGAATCGAGTCGTTCTGCGATTGCCCACATCGTTTCTTTTTAAAATATATTAAAGGATATCAAGAAAGTGACAAGTTCTACGCCACATATGGTAGCTTTATACATAAGCTAATTGAACAATTTTATCGAGGTGAATTAACCAAAGATGAGATGATATTCAAGTATCTGACCGACTTCTCTAAAGAAGTCAGGGGTATAAGACCTAAAGATTCGACAGTACAGAAGTATATCAATGATGGGTGTCAGTATTTAAGAGAGTTTGCCCCACTTCCATTTAATATGGTGGCTGTAGAAAAACAAGTTAATTTTTCAATAGGCGATTATAATTTTATAGGGTTTATCGATTACATAGGTGAGCAAGACGGCAAACTATATATAGTCGATAATAAGTCTAGAAACCTAATCCCGCGAAGTGGGAAAAAAGTCCCAACCGCTAAAGATAAGGAACTTGACTTAATGCTTCGTCAGTTATACATATACTCAGTTGCTATTGAGCAAGAGTATGGAGAGTTGCCTGAGGCTTTATGTTTTAATTGTTTTAGAACTCAAACGTTTATAAAAGAGCAGTTTGATATACATAAATATGAAGAAGCGAAACAATGGGCGGTTGATAGTATAGAAAAGATAAAAGAAACAGAGGCATTTGAGCCTAACCAGAACTTCTTTTCTTGCTTATACATATGCGGAGTAAACGACCATTGTGATTATGATATTCAAACACGAGAGGAGAGGAGACATCATTGAAAATAGGAGACCTTTGTAGTCTAGATAGCGAAGCAGGAATTATAGCTACATTAATTCGCAAACCAGATTTCTCGTTTTACTCTGAACATCTATTACCAGGACATTTTACCGAGAAAACAAACTCTTGTGTATATACCGCAATAATGGGATTAGCGCAAAAAGGCATTTCCACTATTGACCCCTATAATATTATAGAGTTTTTAAATTCATCCGAATCAACAAGAAAGTTTGCGGATGAGATAACAATTGATAAGCTAAATGAACTAATGGAAATGAGCGATGTCCTTGCTCGACAAACCCCTGAAGAATATAAAATGCTCGTGGATACTGTATTGGATTTCGCATTCCGTAGAGATACTATTCAGAGACTTAAAGACTGCGAAGAATTGTGCTATCAGGGTGCCAAAGAGAACATTCAGCAAGAAATATATAACACAATTGACGATGTTATGACAGAATACTCATCTGCTAATGACATACCTCAATATCGTGAAGTAGTTGATGGATGCTGGGAAGAAATCAAAACAAGACAAAGTAATGGTTATGCGGGTATTCCATTTAAATTTCCCACTTTAAATGAATATGCCACCATAGAAAAGGGCGAGCTGTTTGTTTTTGCAGCCGAGGCAAAACAGGGTAAGTCCATGATGCTATTAAACTGTGCAATCGACTTATTAAAACAGGACTTGTCGGTGTTGTATATAGACTCAGAGTTAAACACTAGGTTGCATACTGCAAGAGTATTATCACATATTTCTGGTGTTGAATACAAAAGACTTACATCGGGTAACTACTCAGGAGAAGAGGCACAAAAAATCGATGCGGCAAGAGAGTGGATGAAGACAAGAAAATATACTCATTTATACATACCTATGTTCGACCAACAAAGTATTTACACAGCAGTTAAGAAAGTTATGCACACACAAGGGTTAGACGTATTAATAATAGACTACTTTAAGGGCAGTAGCGACGGTGACGCATGGGAAAGTTACGCAGAGCTCGGCAGATTTGTTGATATGGTCAAGAATCAAATTTGTGGGGAGCTAGGAATATGCGGAGTTGGTGCAGCTCAGGCCACGGCTACGGGTAAGGTTGCGGACTCTGCTAAAATAGGTAGAAATGCCAGTACGATTGCGTTAATTCAGGATAAAACACCAGAGGAAATAGAAGCTGATGGTATAGAATGCGGCAATAAGAAGCTCAGAATCTTACTAAACCGTAATGGTATGCAACATGCACCCGGAGAATATATAGATATGAAGTTTGACGGTAATCATATTTCGTATGAGGAAGCCAAACAGCATATCCCACAAGACCCTTATTAATATATCAAGTTAATTATATAATATGCAAAAGGAGATGATGGCGTGGAGCTCACAGAATTAATTGAAACAATAGATATAGTCGAATTTATATCACAATTTGTAGAACTCGAGGAGAAGAATGGCGAGTTTTGGGGGTTAAGCCCTTTTCAAGATGAGAGAACGCCGTCATTTTCCATTAGAAAAGAGACTAATAACTTCTACGACTTTTCGAGTGGTATTGGAGGTAATGTTTTTACCTTTGTAAAGCATTATAACCAGTGTTCTGCTAGAGAAGCTGTGGAAATTTTAAAAAAATATGTTGGTTGTGACGGAGAAACAATTGTTCCGAGAAAAAAATTGGCCGCTACAGTTGCTTGTAAGAAGTTCAAACCTATGAAACAGCATAAAAAGGCGTCTACGGCAACAATTTATCCCGAAAACTATATGGAGAAGTACGAAAACAAAGACGAAAAGCTTGCTGTATGGGAAGATGAGGGAATTTCAAGGGCGTCATTGAGTAAGTTCCAAGTACGATATGATAGTTTTTCGAATCGATTGGTATACCCAATAAGAAATATCAAGGGAGAGATTGTAAATATTGGCGGTAGAACTCTTGACCCGGATTTTAAGGCAAAAAAAATGCGTAAATACACGTATTTCTCGGGCTGGGGTGAGATGGACGTTGTTTATGGGCTGTTTGAAAACATGAAGTCAATACTCGAGAAACGAGAAGTTATCTTGTTTGAGGGTTGCAAGTCGGTTTTAATGGCTGACTCGTGGGGTATTCACAACACAGGAGCTTTATTAACATCGCATCTTAATCCAAACCAAATGAAGATACTTGCAAAGCTAGGTGTAAGGGTCGTTTTCGCTCTTGATAAAGATGTGAGGGTAAGAGATGACCATAACATAAGCGGTAGTGAAGCAGATAATATCCGTCGTGCGATAGGACGAAAACAAAAAGACAGACTCGACAAGGCTATGCCAACAATTCTCGAGGGATATTGTAAGAAGTCCGAGATGCCGAGAATATTAGCCGAAGAAGAGGCGAAAGAGTTTTTACAAATAATTGAAGATAGTGCCAGCTATCAATTTGGCTACAACCATTCGATAGCATGCTGTCTGCTTGGGTATCTATGTGCATACTATCGTTACTACTACCCAATTGAGTTTATTACATCATTCTTAAACAATGCAGCAAACGAAGAAGACATACGTAATGGTACAATATATGCAAACAAAGTTGGTATTAAAATCACAATGCCCAAGTGGGGATTATCACGTAGTGAATACTTTTTCGACAAGGAAAAAAATATTATCGCTAAGGGACTTACTTCTATTAAGTATCTAAGTTCGAGTATTGCAGAAGAACTTTATAGACTTGCTCATAACAACACATATAACAGGTTTATTGATATACTTGCTGACCTTGACACCAAAACATCTATAAACACAAGACAGCTCGACATCCTGATAAAGATTGACTTCTTCTCAGATTTTGGTAATCAAAGAGAGTTATTAAGAATAGCGGAACTATACTACGAAACGTTTAAAAAGGGACAGGCTAAAAAAATAAATAAAGACAAAGTTGATGGTACACCATTAGAGCCAATTGTTTCTAAATACGCGGTCGGTGTTACCAAGTCTGGTGGCGTAGCTAAAAGCTACACAATTCTTGATGTTGTATCAATAATGCGAGAGGCAGAGGATGCCATTAAATCCGTTAATATGGAAGACCTTAGTGATCTGATTAAAGTTAGAAATTTCGCTGATGTAATGGGATATGTAGGTTATGTTTCTGGTAAGGAAGAAGATAGAAGAAAACTATATGTTATTGATGTATATACCCTCGTTAGAAAAAAAGACAATAAACAATTCGGATATTCTATTGTGACTAAATCAATAGGTAGCGGTATTGAAAGTAGATTCACTGTTGTAAATAAGTTGTACGATACCGATCCTATTAAAAAGGGCGATATTATCTATTGTAAAAGTTTTGAGCAACAGGGTCAATACTATCGATTAACAGGATACACAAAACTTTATTAAGTAGGGAGAAACAATATGAATGAGCATATAAAAATTTTAGATGGAGACAATCTGGCTGAGGCTCTAATACAATGTCAAAGGAATGCCAGGTATAAAGTTGGAGTTGTATTTAATAATATCTTCAGAGAGAAGGAATTTGGTAAGTATGTTCAGGAGTGTACTGTTAATGAC